CCCTTGCTGTCGACCGTCCAGAGCTGGCGCTGACTGCTGCCAAGCTGCTGGGCTTCGCGCTATCGCAAGACAGCATGATGATCGTGAGCGAGAAGCAGGTGGTCGGCACAGAGCCTGTCGGCGCTGTATCTATCGACTTGCCAGAGGGCTACGGCGAGAAAGAGATCCGCGCCCTGTACGACAAATTGTGGGAACTCGAGCGCGACGGCAAAAAGCTCGTAGGCGGTCACACGACTGCCAATGGTCACATGGTGATTCTGAATTATTCAGGCTTGCCAAACGAAGAGCTTTCGTTGATAATAGATCAACATTTGGACGGTCAATTCACGGTTCGTGAAAATACCGTCTTTTCGTCGTTTCCTAACAAGGAGGAATACAACTATGCCGGTGATCAAGAATCAGCCGCTGCCGGACGGGCACCCGCTCAAAGACGGGCTAATAGTCTTCGGGCAGAAGCAACCCAACTCCTCAGAGATCAGCTCGGAGGCGGCACCTTCAGGCAAGCCCCCGCGGCAAGAGCTGGAGGCATCGCGACTCTACGAGCAGGAGATCTCGAAGTTACCCAACGATACGGCGAGCCAAAACCCGGCGCAACCTCAGTCGTTGGAATCCACTATTCTCGCGAATCTCGGGGAACTCTCTCCGGGTACTTCTACGGAACAGGATTAAAAGGTGCTGAAAAAGCGCGACTCGATGGCTCGCCTGATGGGCGCTTGCGTCAGCGCATTCACTTCTATGTCGACACGGGTGCAGGCGTGCGCCCAGAGTCTGGTGTTGGCGGCAATGTGCATGCCGTCAATCTCGATAATCTTTACGATGTATCTGCCGATCCGCTAGGTATCCGCAAAACTGTTGAAGCCATCACCGGTCGCGACGACAAGGGTCTGTGGTTCAACGAAGTAGAAACAGCAATTCTCGATGCAGGCTTTGATGGGGTCTATGTGCCGGGTGCACAAGGCAATCAAGGTGTGGCTGTATTGCTTGGCAATCATGCTGTGCAGGTCGATCAGTTTGGCGCTCGCCAAGGGACCGTACAGCAGCCAGCAGAAGCGCCTCGCAGCACGCGCATGCGCTATGCACTGCTGTCTTCTGAGATCCGTCAATTCTCTGAGCAAGAGGCTGCCATCAAGAAGGCTGCACCGTCTGCCAATCTGGCGGCTGGCACGCTGACATTTGACGAGGCGGACCGCGCTGCCATCGAGGGCTTCTTCCCCGGCGCAGTAAAGTCCGCTCGATTCATGCAGCCTGCACGCGGCGGCTTTGATCCGCAGCGCCTGATGACCATCCTCACCGAGAAGAGCGACAACTCGACCTTCTTGCACGAGACCGCGCACTTCTTCCTGACCGTGTACGCCGACATGGCAATGCAGCCGAATGCGCCGCAGCAGGTCAAGGACGACATGAACGCGTTGCTCAAGTGGTTTGGCGTGAAAGACCTCGAGACATGGAACAACATGTCGATTGACGAGCAGCGCAAGTATCACGAGCAATTCGCGTACAACTACGAGATCTATCTGTTTGAAGGCAAGGCACCAAGCATCAAGCTGCAAACGCTGTTTGATCGCTTTTCTGCGTGGCTGCGTCGCGTGTACATCTCGATCCGCGATGACCTCAACGAAACCTACAAGCAAGAGCACGGCACAGATTTGCCAATCCTGACTGGCGAGGTTCGTCAAGTCATGGACCGGATGGTCGCAAGTGATGAGCAAATCAAGCAAGCCGAAACTGTCCGCAACATGGTGCCGATGTACCAGACGCAGGCAGAGTCGAACATGACCGATGCTGAATGGGCGGCATATCAAGAAGCCATGCGCGAAGCCACTGACACGGCAAGCGCAGAGCTGACCGCTGCCAGCATGCGTCAAATGAAGTGGCTGGCTAACGCTCGCAGTCGCGTGCTTAAAGAGATGCAGAAAGCCACGGCTGACACGCGCAAGGCTGTGCGTGCTGAAGTCGAGGAAGAAGTACGCAATGACCCGCTGTACAAAGCCATGAACTGGCTCAAGCGCGGCGAGATGGTGGATGAGCAAGGCAACGACATCAAAGCAGAGGCAGGCTACAAGCTGTCAATTGAGTCAGTCAAAGCCATGTACCCAGAAAGCGACGCAGGTCTTGCATCTGTGCCCGACTACCGTAAGCTGGGATTTGGCAAGTACGGCATGCTGGCTGATGAAGGGCTGCACCCTGACATTGTGGCTGGAATGTTTGGCTTCCGCTCTGGCGACGCGCTTGTGCGTGCGCTGATCGATGCCAATAAATTCAGCGAAGAGGTAGATGCTCGCACCGATGAGCGCATGCTCAACGAGTACGGCGAGATGACAGATCCGAAAGCCATCGAGGTTGCTGTCGAGCGTGCCTTGCACAACGAGGCTCGCGCTCGATTCGTCGCGGTGGAATTGCGCTTCCTTGCAAAAGCAATGCGCCCGGTCCGCATCATGCTCGAAGCTGCCAAACAGGCGGCACGCGCAGCATTGAGCAACAAGGCAATCGGTACCATCAAACCTCGCGAATACTCAATGGCAGAAGCTCGCGCAGCCAAGGCTGCTGAAGAGCACATGAAGAAAGGCGATACCACCAAAGCTGTGCAGGCAAAGCAGCAGCAACTGCTGAACAACCAACTTGCAGCCGAAGCAATCAAAGCCAACACCGAAGTCGCCAAGGCTTTGGAATTCTTCAAGAAGGTATTTGCCAAAGACGAGAAGCTCGCCAAGACTCGCGACATGAACTTGGTCAGCGCGGCTCGCGCAATCCTTGCCAACTACGGCTTGGGCGCAACCGACATGAGTGCTGGCGCGTATCTCGAAAAGGTCAAGGCATACGACCCAGAGTTTTATGCCGAGATCGAGCCAATGATCACGGCGCATCAACAGACCGGCAAGCCTGTCGAGCAATTGACCTACGACGAATTCATCGACATGCGCGATCAGGTGCAGGCACTGTGGCACCTGTCCAAGCAGATCAACACCATCGAAATCGATGGCAAGAAGGTCAGCCGCGAAGAGGCGGTCAAAGAACTAACAGACCGCATTGATGTGATGGACCAGAAGAAAGAGCGTGCCGGGTACAAGAAGGCAATTACCGACAAAGAAAAGGGCAAGATCATGCTTATGGGCGCACGCGCTGCATTGCGTCGCGTCGAGAGCTGGGTCGATGTCATGGACGGCGGCAAGTCTGACGGTCCGTTCCGCAAGTACATCTGGACCCCGATCAGCGAAGCTGTTGCCAAGTACCGCATCGCCAAGACCGATTACCTCGAGCAATATCTCAACATCATTAAGGGTATCGAGAAAGGTCTGAACTCTGGCTCAATCTCTGCTGCTGAGATCGGCTACGAATTCAAGAACAAGGCAGAGCTGTTGCACGCGATCCTGCACACCGGCAACGAGTCCAACAAGCGCAAGCTGCTGCTTGGTCGCGAATGGGCTTTTGAGAATGAAGACGGCACGATCAACACGACGCAGTGGGACACCTTCTTGGCTCGCATGTATGCAGAGAAGATCCTGACCAAGGCAGACTACGATTTTGCCCAGCAGGTATGGGATCTGCTCGAGAAGATGAAGCCTGATGCACAGCGCGTGCACCGCGACATGTACGGCTTCTACTTCAACGAGATCACGGCTGATGCAATTGAGACTCCGTTTGGCGTGTACCGCGGCGGCTATGTGCCCGCCGTGACTGACCCATGGATCGTTACTGACGCTGCTGTTCGCAACGAGGAAGAGACTCAAGCGACCGACAACAGCTACATGTTCCCGACGACTGGTCGCGGGTTTACCAAAGGGCGCGTTGACTACAACAAGCCTTTGATCTTGGATCTTGGCTACTTGCCATCGCACATCGATAAGGTGCTGCGCTTCACATACATTGAGCCACGAGTCAAAGATGTGGCAAAGATTGTGAAGACCAACAAGACCTTTGCAGCATCGATGGACCAGCTCGACCCGACGATCCGCGGCGACATGCTTGTGCCTTGGTTGCAACGCACGGCGCAGCAGATGATCCAGATGCCGATGAAGGGCATGGGCGGCAAACTCGCTCATAAATTCTTCAGCGAGGTGCGTAACCGTACCGGCATGCAGATGATGGTGGCGAACATCACCAACGCATTACAGCAAATCACTGGTTTGTCGATTGCAGCGGTCAAGGTGCAGCCAAAGTATTTGCGCGACGCGCTGTGGACCTATGTGCGCCAGCCGACCGTCACTGCAAATGCTGTTGCTGAAAAGTCTGAGTACATGCGGACACGCATGAGCAACACTCAGTTTGAGGTGAACAAGCAGATTGAGGAGCTGTTGGTCGACCCAAGCAAGTACGAGAAGCTGCGCGAGTTTGCAACCAAGCATGGCTACTTTATGCAGCAGGGAATGCAGAACATGGTCGATACCATGGTCTGGACTGGCGCATACAACCAAGCTGTAGCAAACGGCGTTGACACGGATATCGAGGCGGTACGCCAAGCCGATGCTGCTGTGCGTCAAACACAGGGCAGCTTTGCTCCTGAAGATGTGTCTCGATTTGAAACAGGCAACGCATTCGTGCGTGCCTTCACTATGTTTTACAGCTACTTCAACATGCAAGCCAACTTGCTTGGCACGGAATTCACAAAGACCGTGCGTGAGTTTGGCGTGAAGAAAGGCATGGGGCGCTTGCTCTATGTTTATGTGTTTGCCTTCATGATCCCGGCTGTACTGTCTGAAATCATCGTGCAGGCTGCCGGTGGATTTGATGATGGTGACGACGACGAGTACGACATGTACGACGCGATGTCTCTGTTCTTCGGATCGCAAGCTCGCACTGCATTGGCAATGGTTCCCGTGCTGGGTCCGTCGATTACGGCTGGCTTCAACATGTGGAACGAAAAACCATACGATGACAGGATTTCAACATCCGCATCGATCTCCGCTCTCGAGGCAACTGTTCGAGCACCGAAGTCTTTGTACGACGCAATCGTTGAAGACAAGTCTTGGAGAAAGGCTGTACGCGATACGCTTACCGCACTGGGCATGCTCACCGGTCTACCGCTTGGTCAGCTTGGCAAGCCTTTGGGCTACGCCGCTGATCTGGCTCAAGACAAGGTGCAGCCTGAAAGCGCAGGCGATGTTGTCCGCGGTTTGATCTCCGGTAAAGATGTCAACAGGAAAGATTAAGGTACCCGTAACAATGACTCAGACATTTAGCCTTCAACATAACCAATCAGGAGTCCATCTATGACGATCTCCAGTCAAACCCGCAAAGCCGGACCATTTGTCGGCAGTGGGTCAACAGGTCCGTACTCGTTTGCCTTTAAGGTTTTTCAGGCATCGGATCTGCTCGTCGTGAAATTGGATGTCGCGACCAATGTCGAAACAACGCTCACGCTGACCACTGACTACACCGTATCACTCAACGCCGACCAGAACTCAAATCCGGGCGGCACGATCACCCTTGTGTCCGCGCTTGCTGTTGGCAAGAAGATGGTCATCAGCTCGCAGGTTCCGTACCTGCAAGAGACCGACCTGACGAACCAAGGTGGTTTTTATCCTGAAGTCATCACCGACGCGCTCGACAAGCTAACCATTGAAGCTCAACAGCTCAAGGAAGAAGTCGACCGCTCTGCCAAGCTGCCGATCACCAGCTCTGCTGATGCAGACGCGCTGGTGGCTGACATCGTGCGTCTTGCGGACAGCGCAGCAAACATTGACACCGTTGCCAACAACATTGGCAATGTGAACAACACTGGCAACAACATCGCCAGCGTTAATACCGTTGCTGGCAGCATTGCAAATGTCAACACGGTCGCAACTAATGTGGCAAGCGTCAACACCACTGCGACCAACATTGCATCGGTCAACACCGTCGCCGCTGACTTAAATGAGCCTGTATCCGAGATCGAAACGGTCGCCGGGTCCATCACCAATGTCAACACGGTAGGTAACAACATTGCGAGCGTCAACACTGTTGCAGGCATTCAGGCGAATGTCACGACCGTGGCTGGTATCTCTGCAAATGTTACGACCGTCGCAAACAACAACGCCAATGTGACGACTGTGGCGACCGACATCAACGCGGTTAACACGGTAGCAAACGACCTGAACGAGCCTGTCTCTGAGATTGAGACCGTCGCAAACAATATCGCGAATGTAAACACCGTTGGCACAAACATCGCCAGCGTGAACACGGCGGCAGGCAACAACGCAAACATCACGACCGTGGCGACCAACATCGCCAATGTCAATTCTGTTGCGACCAACATTGCAAATGTGAACTCGGTTGCTGGTAACTCGACCAACATCAATGCTGTGGCTGGCAACAGCACCAACATCAATGCGGTTGCGACTAATTCAACCAACATCAACACGGCTGCCACAAACATTGCAGCAATCACGACTGTTGCAAATGATTTGAACGAACCTGTCAGCGAGATTGACACGGTTGCTGTAAACATTGCAAATGTGAATACGGTCGGCACAAACATGGCTGATGTAATCACGACTGCTGGCATTGCTGGCAATGTGAACACGGTAGCCGGTATTGCACCAAATGTGACTACTGTCGCTGGCATCAGCGGAAATGTGACTACGGTTGCAGGCATCTCTGCAAATGTGACCACAGTCGCAGGCGTTGCATCCGATATCCCAACTGTTGCTTCAATCGATACTGAGATTACCTCGGTTGCTTCTGTAGCATCGGACATTCCGACGGTTGCAGCGAATGTGTCCAGCATCAACGACTATGCCGACACTTATCAGGGTGCAAAAGCAAGTCCGCCTTCGACTCGAAATGATGGTTCTGCTTTGCAGGTTGGTGACCTGTATTTCAACAGCACAAGCAATGCAATGTTTGTGCGTGCAAGCACTGGCTGGGTGCCTGCTGGCTCTAGCGTCAACGGCACAAGCCAACGCTACAAATATGTTGCTACTTCCGGTCAGACTTCATTCTCCGGCACCGATGCAAACGGCAACACGCTGACTTATGACGCAGGCTTCATCGATGTGTACTTGAACGGCGTTCACTTGGACCCGACTGACTACACTGCAACGAGCGGAACAAGCATTGTGCTTGGCTCTGGTGCGGCGCTTAACGATGAACTTTACATCGTCGCATTCGGCACATTCAATGTGGCATCGTTCAACGGTTCTGGCTTGATTGACAGCACTGTCAACATCAGCAAACTGAATGCGACTGGCACACGCAACGGCGGCACATTCCTGGCTGGCGACAACACATTCAAAACTGTGGCTGTCACGCCAACTGCTGTGTCTGATCAGGCTAACTCAAGCACCGGTTATTTTGATTTACCAGCAGGCACAACGGCAGAAAGACCCGCATCTCCAACAACTGGAGCAACTCGATTTAACA